CCCTTAACTGCTTAGCAGCTTTAGATAACCAGGGTGTCATTAGCTGAGCAGAAGTTTTGCTTCGTCCTCAGTTAAACCCAAGCGTTCAAGTAATGCTGTTTTTGCATTTGCTTTAGTTTCTAATGCTTTTGTTTCATCTGCTTTTATTACTTTAATAACATCATCAATTTCTTTTTTAGTAGGGGCATCACCTTCTAAAACATGCCAGTTAATTGATGAATAATCATCACCAGAATAAACATATTCAGAGTTTGGTTTTAATTTTTGTATTGCTGCATTTAAATAATCCATTTATGCACCTATTTCCATTAGAATAATTGTTGATGTTTCTGTATTATCAAATTGGACTTTAACTGTTCCCGAACCAGCACGCCTTGCGAATTGTGTTTTATATGTAGTTGCAGATGTTGTTGCCGGACTATCTAAATAACATGTGCTAACGCATATAGATTGTTCTAAAAGTGTGCCAGTATAAGGACTTATTGTAGAAATTGGGTCTAAAATTGCAGTAGAACCCCTCAGTAATCTTAACTTTGTGCCATTTGCAGCCGAGTCATTAGCCTTATACACACCTTGTTGGCTTACTAAAACTAAAACTTTACTTGTATTTAAGGTTGGCGTGATTGACGCTGATAAACCTGTATCGGCAAAAGTTGTTGTAGTGCTTGTTTGTTCTGTGGCATAAGAACCATAAATTACTTGTAAAACTTTACCACCGCCACCGGCAGCAGCAGCCCATTTTAATCCTGTTGCTTCTGCACTATCGGCAGTTAAAACATAATTGTTAGTTCCAACAGCGAGGCGTGCATCAGTTGTACTATAAGTATAAAGATCACCTTTAGTAGTTAAAGGAGAAGCACTACCACCACCTTGAACATAATCATAAAATATTGCTGCGCCGGTAGCAGTAAAATATAATATACCTGCATCATATTGAGGCAAAGTTAAACTGCCAGCAGTAGATACTGTTGCGGTACCGGCTGTAACCACGCAATTACCAGCACCAAGATTTTGTATAAATACTGTATCACCTGCTGCAAAGAGTGAAGTATTAACTGTAATAGTTGTAGCACCTGCTGCGTTCATAGCAACAGTACCGCCAGCATCAGCAGCTACTAATACATATGATGCTGTCTTAGCCGTTGCAGATCCACCGCCCATAGCAGTTTGTTGCAGACTTGTCATCTGAGCAGCCGTTAATACCTGCCCGGTGGTAAAGGTTTGTTTAGCCATTATTCTCCTTAGTAACTGAGGACATTATAGTCCAACATGCCGTAGATTGCGTTGTCTAAAATCAGCGAGTCAATAACTGGCTCTAGTGTGGTAAATACTGTCTTAAAGCTGTTCGGTGTAATTATGTTGCTTACCCCAAAGATCTGCAGGGTTTTCTCCAAAGTCGATCCACCAGGTTGAGTGGTGATAACTGTGATCGGATCAAAGAAGTCTAGGTTTAGGGCTGCAATTATGCCTGTGTTGTAATTCTCGGTGTATAGGTCAAGTTCTACTGCATCGCATCGGATGCTTGTTTCTGCACGTGAAGCGGTATAAGCCTGAGCATAATCTAGGGCTACCGCATCGGTTTGCATAAGTAGATCAGCTAGGTAATAAGAGTGTAAAAAGTATTTGGCAATAGAGGCTGCATTAGTAGCTGTTTGAGCAGTACCGCCTGTCCTAGTAATTGTGGCAGAGTTAAAGACTAAAGAGTCATTTAGTATCCATGTAGCGTTATAGTATTTAATTCCTGTGCCATTATCGGCAAAGACAGTAGGAATACCGCCAACAGATCCAGCCGTAACTGATCTATCTTGAAATACAAACGAGCCAGTAGCATCTACATATAAAGCCCCATATTCAGAGTCGGTTACTGTTTGTAAAGCTGTAAGACTTGTCCTAATTGTGCCAGGATCTGCTTGCATAGTAGTTAATCCTGCATCAACATCACGCATAGTTGCTGGCCAAGCAATTTGATCTAAAATTTGATTTATACGAGTGCCAGATAAATCACCAGCAGTAGCACCTGCAACTGTAGTAATTTGTGCAAGGCTGGCTAATCTAAAAGCATCCACAGCTGTAATAGTTGTATATGCTAGATCTGTATCAAAACTTTTAGGTTGAGTATTAACATATGAAGTAATAAAACCTGAGAATATTGGATAAGTTACACCTGAGTAAGTAGCAGTTATTTGTACTTTTTTCATTGGTGTTAAAAGCGATGCATAAGGAGATAACGGGTTAAGCGGATTAAAATCGCCATTTTGATCTACAATACGTAAAGTTAATGTACCTGTCTGAAATTGATCTACTAAAGCGTTACGACCTCTGGCGGTTTGAATATAATTTACTTGATCGCTAACATCCACAATTACTGCTGTGGCATCGGCTAATACGTTTACATCTAACTGACCAGAATCAAGTATAAGGCTCTGTGCAAAGGCTGGCCCGGTCGAAAAGTTAATAATTACATTTACTGTAGGTATAGCCATTAGAACCCTACGTCTATATAACCAGCAGGGTTTAATCCTCTGCCTTGTCGTTTCAAAGCTAATACTGCATCTTGAATACTAGTTACTAAATCTTGATTAGATAATACTGAACCTTGATTATTTACAATGACCTGTGAATTATCTATAACTGTGGTACCTGTTGTGGTGGATACAGATGAAACATTTGTACCAGTTTCTGCCACATAGTCAGATGTATATTTTGTTGGGATTGTTGCCATTTTACCTGCTACATTTACGCCTGATGATGATATGTTAAGTAATGCTACAGCTGCTGAATTAGCGGCATTAGTTAAAGTATTTATTGCATTAGTGCTATTCATTTGTGCCAAAATTAATTTAGCGGCCGCTTCATCATTGTCTTGTATAGCAATTAAAGCCTTTAATCTTAATTTAGTTTCATCATCTGTTGCAGCCGCAAGTGCTGCTTGTAAACCTATGCGATCTACGTCAAATTTTTCTTTTAATTGATCTACTGCTGTCTTTTTCTTCAGTAGATTATTTTCCTGTGTGCGTAGGGCAATAGACTCTTTAATCTTTTTCTTTTCTTGTATCTTTGCTAATTCAGTACCAGCATTTGCACCTAGACTATAAGAAAAATTAGTAGTCTTTTGTTTTATACCTAGCATATTGCCTACAAAGCCAAAGACGGCTTTATCTAAAGATGCCATCTTTTGAGCCAAGCCCTCTATCAACCCTGTAAATCCGCTTAAACTATTATCACTACTCAATCTGCTTAAAGAGTCTAATAAATCTTTACCTATGATTTCACTAGCATTAGCAGCAGCTACTTTTAATTGATCCATCTTGCCAGCATAAGTACCTAACCTAGCTGTGGCCTGACCTGCAAACTTTGCATCTAACTCATCTAATATGGCAACCATGTCACCACTTGCTAGCGTGGTCTTACTTAATCCTGCACCTAATCTAGTTAAGGCTGTGGTCTGCCCTGAAAACCCTTTGGCAACTGCCGCGCTGACTTCCTCAACGCTCTTACCTGTGGCCGCACTAACATTTAATACTGTGTTTAAAGCTTTCTGACTTTTAGTGATTGATCCACTAGCTGTAAGCAAGGTCTGGAATGCCGGGCGTAATTGGTCATCAAGCACGCCGTATAACTTTTGCATGTTGGCTATAAAGTATTCTACGTCTGGTGCTGAGAATGCGTAGCCAGTATTTTTTAACTGCATCTCTAATGCTTTAGCGGCAGCCTCATCCGCTACAAATGCTGCGATTGCCTTTTTACTAAAATTAACAATACCTGCAGCTGTAAATGCTAAGCCAAATGTCCTACCTAAACTCTTGACACTTCTCTCAAAGGATTTAATTTGTTTCTGACCTTTGGTAAGAGCCTTGCCATTAAAAGTAGCAATAGCCGAGAGTACTACATTTGCCACTATGCCACCTTCTTTTTAATCTCGGTAGATTTATTAAACTTAATTGCGGTACTGTTAATTGCATCTACCATCGCTGTATAAACTTTAACGCTATCTTGCGCCCACGCTTTATAAATTAAACGGCCTTTAGTCTTACGACTACTACCGCCTACCTGACCCTTAAATCTTGTTTGACTTGTTAATTTACCCATAGCGGTAACAAACTGATACCCGGCAAATGGATTATTTGAGTCATAAGACTCAGTAGATCTTGCTTTACTTCTACCCCTAGTATCTTTATAAGCTACAACACCAGCACCCTCAGCATGAATAGATGTAAATGGTGCGCGGCCTTGTGGATTTAATCTACCTGCTGTCTCATATATTCGACCTGCTCCGCTAACGTTATAAACATAATTGCTAACTCTAAATCCATTTTTTTGCAATACATTTTCACCATCGTTATACCCGATACCTGCTTTAATTACTCTAACATCATATTTAGGGAATGGCTTGTATGTAATAGTGTCTGATATTGGCTTTGACCATCCTGATAATACTTGACCCGGCACAAAGCTCTTAGCCTTAGCAGCTATATTCATCATAGGTATTTTTACTGCTGCCCTAAGTTTTGCGTGCAAATCCTCATTTATAAAACTAAGACCCTTTAGGACATCCTCAATGCCGACGAGCTCTACTGGCTTTACTGGCATTTTTGATCTCCTTAGCTCTATCGGATAAGACCTGCACGATTGCTCGTAGCATGTCACTATCCATATCTATAAACTCACTAGGCGCGATCCCCGTCTCTACAGATAGGCTAGCGATCGTGTATAAGAATGAGTCACGCCCTATTAGTTTTTTTCTTCATCCAATACTTCAACAGTATCTAGAGTCTCTATAAACTCTGATCCAAAAATAGGCACTACAACGTTTGCCCTACGTAAGCACTCATGCGCCAAGAAGTAAATCTCGGTCTGCCTTTCATGGTCACGTAGGACTTTGCTAATACCTGAGCCATATTTCAATTCAAAGCAATATTCGACACCCGGCGTAATTCTGTGCTCTGATACTTCGCCGTTAGCCCTTGTTATCTTTAGCTTTGCCATTACTACTCCTTATGAAGTTGCTACAGCTACTGTGCTGTTGCAGGTAAGTGTAAGGGATTGATTGCTAATATCGCCTACTGCGCCGTTCACATTTTGCAGATTGTTAATTAAAACAGATGCTGTATATGACGGGTTAGTAGCTGATACAGCAGATGAAGTCTGCTTAATTACACAAGTTACAGTAGTGCCATAAGCAGCACGTAATGTAGGGATTA